TTACTGCCCCCCAACCACCGGCACTACAGATATTTTGCGGTTATATCTTGCAGTCTGCGAAGCATTTTTATGGCCTGATATTTCCTGTTTCTCATGTAGCGTTCCTTCCAGATCAGATATTCCTTTAGCTTTCAGGTCATGGAACGTGAAGTTAAATTCGAGCTCAGGAAATTTTTCAGCGGCTAACTTTTTCGCCTTCATCCACTGCGCATTAAAAGCATCTCGTGTATATCTCGATCCTGATGGCTGGTGAATAATATACATGCTAACCATTCCTTCTTTGAGAGGTAAGGAATCAGCCAAAGAGATTGCACGCCTTAAGCGATCGGTCCATTTTTTGATTTGACTCACTGCTGTCTTACTTTGCTGAATCATGATTCCTTCATGAAGAAGCTGCGTTTTTTTTAGATCAAGAATATCCCCCTGTCTAGCGCAACATAGATAGGCAACCTCCATAGCGATTTTTACAGGAATAGTTGCAATACTGTACAGAGCATCATATTCGTTATCAAAAACGTAACGAGTCCTGGCCTTTTCTTTAAACTGCTTTACCCCCTGGCAAGGATTCATCTTCACTTTTCCACGCTCATATGCCCACCTGAACACCCTTGATATAAACGCTTTCTCTCGGTTCGCCTGAACTCTGCTTTTAACACCTCTTTTATCCATATACTTCCTGATATGCTCAGGCTTGATATTGTCTGGCTTCATCTTCCCGAAAACGATAGTTACCTTTGAACCATATTTTCGGTAGTCCTTTCTTGTTTCTGTTGCTAACTCATGAAAGTCACCGGAGTTAAAAAACTCTTCACAGAGTGCGTGGAAATTTGAGCCAACCTTGATATCGTTTATGAAGTTTTCATAGGCAGCCCAGACCTGAGACTTTGTGAGATCGTGGTTGCACAATCTCACCGTTCTCCCGTCTGGAGTTCTGAACTCATAAGCTGATTTGCCCCGACGAACGCGGGGCGGCATCCAGTTATCTTCTGGGTTTTTGCGGATTCTAGGCATTACATGTCCTTAAAGTTTGGTTCTTCTTCCTCTGGATTGTTCACTACCAACTTCAGCCCAGCAGGGTTAGTTACATGATCCCATGTAGTTCCAGGTCTGCCGTCTTTTCGTGGCACGAAAAATACACCGCTTTCTTTCAGCGCGCGGCACTGAAGGGAAGGGCGACGATAACCAGTAAGCTGATAGAGGTCATCAGGGGTAAGAAAACGTTGGCTTTGTCCGCTCATCGTATAGCTCTCCACTTAACCGGCTGCACCCGGCTATCTCTTATAGAAAATGCATGATGAGCAACCACCACGGAGCCCATCATTACAGGTACGACATCTTTTTGTTTCGGTGTAATAAAGCTGGTGGACCATTTCCTTTGGCATGAGGACTGGCATCGGGACGCGGATAACCAGCTTCTTGAGCCTGTCGATTTCGCCGGCCAGTTCCAGCAGGCGGTAGCGGCAATCCTCTGCCTCTTCGCGCCACCAGGCCACGTCTGCTTTAAGGCGGCGCACGCGCCGCTGTTTGAGTTTGCTCACCATGGCAACCACCCCATACCCTGAAGTGCGCCAATGACCAGCAACACGAACATCACGAAGTCGAATGGGTTAGGCATTGGGATTACCTTTTGGCCGGAGTATGTGAATCGTCATTCCGCTTTCGGTAGTAATAACCACCCTCTGCCCAGGCTCGATTTGTGCCAGCCTGAATGCCTCATAAAACGAGTCCATAGCCAGGGCTTTCTCGTCATTGCGATTCCACAATCTCCATCCGCGGCGAATCAGTATGCCTATGACCCAGCTATATGTTTTAACTGCAAGATGTAGCCAGGCGAGAATCATAGTTGCGAAAAATAACCAGTCCGTCGCGCTGAAGTTTTTGAGTTCGTCCATCACTTCACCTCCTGTTGCGGTGCTGCTGCCTTTCGTGCACGGTAGCGCTTATCTGCTGCGCGGATGCTCTCACGGCGGGACGGGTCTTTTTTGCGCTCAATGGCGTAGTGTTTTACGCAAAACCCACGCGCGACATGCTTCCCGTCGCAACCTGCAACTGAGCACATCTTGTTTTTGAGTGGCTTTCGGCCACAGTAATGGCAAATACCATCCGGAATCACCGTAGAGTTGCTGCAGCGCGACTCGGCATTTTTTGGCGAAGAATCCAGTGCTGGCGCGGTCTGGATGGTGCAGCGCGACTCGGCGTTTTCTGCACCCTGAAGCATGGCGGCGCGGCAGGCGTCTATCACCACTGCCAGTCGCTTCGCGAAATGTGTTGCCTTTGGTGTTGGGCATGGAAGCATCAAAATCCAGTCGAGAATCGCTTCAAGCTCTTTCAAGTCAGGAGCTACCGGCGCTGGCGGGGCGACCAATTCAACACGTCCACATTTAACGCACTGTTTCTGCCTTTGAAGCTTATTCGCTCCGCTGAACTTCCACTGGTGCTGACATGCAGCATCAGCCTCCGCTTCGAGCGATGCCAGCGTAATTTCAGCCAGCTTGAGGTGAATAACCGCAGCATCAGAAGCTCCCGGGATTCTTTCAGCAGCACCGCGAAGAACCTCAATGTTCTTCTTGGCCTGCTCGATTAACTGCTCTTTGGTGAACTCTTTGGTAATAGTGCTCATGGGTTAGTCCTCATCCACTTCAACGCCATCTTTCAGTGTTATCCCATGCCAATCATCGGCAAAGCTGCAGAACCCTGGCACATCAATACTCGGCATGTTGACGCTTGCAGTGTGATAGCCGTCGTCGTTATCAATGGTTGCAACGTGCTTGCCGTTATATGCGCTAAGCGTGTCCAAGACGCTATAGAACTTACCTCCGGCAGCTCTGAAATCCTTCACGGCTTTCTCAAGCCGTTTCCACGCTTTTTCCTGTTCTGGCGTCAGGTCGATTAATTCCTGCAAAGTAGCCATGCTCACTCTCCTTTACCGGCTGCGGCGGCGCGATTGGCATTCTCCAGGCGAACCAGCAATGTGCGTATTTCACGCTGCTGAAATGCTATCGTGGCGTCTTTGGCTTCCAGCTCATCCAGCAGCGCCAGCACATCGCGAGTTTCCACGAACATATTCGGGTCGAAGTTATCAGCTGCTTTTGCTGCGGCTGATTTCAGTTTGTCGCGAGCCTGTTTGTCGATGTTGCTCATTGGGCGGCTATTCATCGCTATTATCCTCACTGCAAAAGTGGCGACCTTCTGGGTCAGCGCTTATGTGTCCGCAGATATCGCACTCTAAGCCTTCACCACCAGGCCATTCTTCCATATCATCTTCATGCTGGCAGTTACGGCACAACTGCTGTCCTTTCCACATGTCATCTTTGCAGCGCGGGCAGCGGTCTAAATCTTCGTCTTTCATTCGTCACGTTCCTCGCAGGTGTGTTTCTCTGGCTCATCTGCCTTGTAATAACCGCCGCAGATTGTGCAGGGCACCATCGGTACTTCGTCGAAATTAGAGGTTCCGGTAATCATGACTGCACCCCTTTGCGAAGCTGGGCAGCGAACATCTGCAGCTCGTTAATCTGGCTGCGGATAGACATGGCGGTAGCGCCGAACGCATGAGTATCTGGATGCATATCTGCCAACTGCTTAGTCTTGATGTCTACCAGACTATCGATAGCGCTGGCCCGCACTTCAGCCAGGAAAGCATCATGATTTGGCGTTTCGCATTGCCACCAAAGAAGGTGCATTTTCGGACCCGCAAAAGCGCCGTCAGACTCATACCCGCGCAGTTCTTCAGACAGGCAATCATTCATGGCTTTAACTGACTGCAATTCCACAGTCATCACCGAAGCATCATCACGAACCTTACGCAGTTCCAAAACAGCAACCTGAATTGCATACGCGAACATAGCTGAAGGGCGGTCACCTGCTTTTTCACTATCGCGCTGCATATTGACTGCAACAGTCATCAGTTCATCCAGCTGTTCGCCGGTCATTGGTTTATTGGCTGTCATGATTATTTTCCTGCTGCAGTTTGTGTTGCTTAACGAAGTGGGCCACAGCCTTTGACTGGCTGGTTACGATCCCATTCAGGATGACGTTTTTGCCGCGATAGATTTGAGCGGTACCGATCTCAATGCCTTCCAGTTTCACGTAAAGCGTTTTTCCTACTACTTCTGTTTCAGGGACTGGCTGTGAAAGGCGGTATGTTTCACGCGCTTCCGCAATCGCTTTGTGCTCGTCCATAATGGCCAGAGCTTCAGCAAGGGCAGCGCCTTCAAGAGTGAATACACCCTCATCACTGATCGTTGCCTGTGCCATCAGCTCAACGAAACGGCGCGCGTTCTTTACGCTGAGTTCTGGAGCGATAGAACTGCGGGTAACTTTCGTTTTGCCCTGGGCAGCCGCTACAGCCTTATCGTGCTGGAGAACTTTTCCGGCCTGTTCGCCATACTCCATAACGCGATCAACCGCGACGTCGACTGAAACCGCACCGGACTTAACTTCCTGCTGAACGTTATGGTTAGCCGTGCTAAGAAGCAGCAACTTCTCTACCGTGGCCACTGACTTATTGACCAGTTTTGCGATCTCGCTGGTGGTCTGGTTGAAGGCGTTATGCAGCTCCTGAATAACTGCAGCCTGTTCCATATCGGAGAGCGGCAGCTGGTTATTACTGGTCATGATGCGCGCCAGGCGCTGCACATCGTTACCGTTGAACGGCATGATGTGTATGCGGTCTACTGGCTTGCCAGCTTCAGCACAGCGCGCATAGCAGCGGCGACGGCGGTGACCTTCAACAACCCAAACACCACCTTCATCACGGGCAATAACTTCCAGCGGTGGAACTGATCCGCCGTTCATCAGATAGTTGAACAGGTCATCATCAGCCTGGCGGGTGCGTTCATCGTCTTCACGCTTGTTGAAACCTTCACGAACGTGGATATCGGAAAGAGCGATAAACATCCCGGTATCGGTGCGCTTAATTACACCGGCCTTGGTCATTTGCTTGAATGAGTTAGCCATTAGAGAGTGACCTCATTATTCAGGGAAATGACGACACGAGGCAGCTCACGGAGTTCTCGCTGAGCTTCCAGTAAGTGCATGTTGGTAGGCGTTTTGGTGTGACGTTCTTCGATGCGGTCGCACTCTTTTGCCCAGCTGGCAACATCCTCACGCAGGATGGCGTTCTGCTCAGCCAGTTCCTTACGCTGCGCCAACGCTTCACAGAGCGCGACGCTGGTAACATCAAGGCGTGTAGCCAGTTCGTTAACCATCCAGCCGTAAGCGGCAGGGAGGAGAGGTGCGGCCTTACGAGCTGCGTCGATAAGCTGCTCTCTGGTCATGCGTGGTTGTAACTCGGTGACGTTCTGTGTGTTCGTCAT